TGTTAGGCTCAAAGGATTGCTGTAAACCTCTCGTTGAAGCACCCGCTCCAAACATATCCATTAGTGATCCCATTATCCTTTCCCTCCACTTCCACTCATCCCCGCACCTTTTGACTTACCATAAGAGCTTCCACTTGAAAGTACCTGAGGCGCACCTATTACATTTGAATAATTACTCATAGCATTCTGTGGCATCATCATAGCACCGAACTGGCCCATGCCCAGGTTTTGCATATTCCCACCCTGGCCTATCGCGCCTTGCATAGATTGATTCTGTTGGCCTAGCATGTTCTGCATCATCTGTTGCCTTGCTAGGTTGCTTTGGTCTGCTTGTTGTGCAATTCCAAGCTTCCTGTCCAGGTCTTTGTCAAAAGTTTCATAACCAGTACGAGCAAGATTGCTTTGTAGATTCTTGTTAATATCCGCCATACCTTGGGATTGTACAATACCATGCCGTGACCCTCCAGACATTCCGCTGGCTGCCGCTCTAGCATCAGTATTAGCAAGCATCATCTTCTGAGCGTCATTAGCATCTTGCATATACTGGCCTTTCATAGCGTCAGCGTAATTGTTTCCATCACCACCCATAGTCATAGCATTTATCTGGCTAGTTGCTGATGGCTTATTCATTGAGCTATTCAATGAGTTCATAAGGTTATTCTGCAAATCCATATTTTGATATGCACCACCTTTGAGCTGATTCTGCCAGGCGCTATTTGCATCCCCAGCAGTCTGATTCATGTAATTAGTAGCACCATTCATAGCACCACTCATCTGGCTATTTATGCTGTTGAACAGATTTCCAGCTTGTGCATACAGATCCTTCAGTGGACCTTCCTGCGCACCCCAAACATTTTGATCAAACGAATTATTGTTTGATGACTTATTGCCTGACATTCCAAAACTACCAGCCATTATTACTCTCCCACATCACATTTAATTATAGTAGCAACTTCAGACCATCCCATTGGAGCAAGCTTTCGCATCCACCCTTTTCGTGCTGCGATACCTCTTAGCTCTGTGCAATTAAAGTCTTTTGCAATTGCCCTTGCTACTTCGATACATCTATACATCCAATCATCCATCTCACTACCACCTATTAATGGAATGTATAAAGTCCTTAGCCCTGACTCTGAAGTTCGAACTTCCAAGGTATTCACTGCAACTACATCAGCCCCTCTGGATACTGTTAGTAGCAATGCTTCACCTTCTATCAACCTTCTCTTGATTGACTCCAGAGTAACTTCCCCATGTGATAAGGCAATTGGCCTCGCTAAGTGCGGAGCTACCATATCCCATATAAGATGGATCATAGTCTGTGGAACAGCTGCTATTATTAATCCATCTTTATTCATCATTGTATGCCCAAGATCTAGTTCTTCTTGTATCATGCTATTTGCACCCATCCAGCAGATTTGTAAATCCACAATCCTTCAGCGATTATAGCTGTAGCTGGGATTGCGTTAGCAAAGTAATACACCTCGCCTACTCGCACCCTCAATGGCAGAATCGTTAATGGTTCAAAGTATTGCACATCCATAAGAGCTATATTTATTGCTACTGCCTGCCTATTTAGGTATCCAATAAGGTCTGCAGGGGGATCTACTCTAGGCTGCTCAATTGGGATAGATGGCATTATCTTACTCCAGATTTTTCATAAATAAAGTCCATTCCACTCAACTCCCAGTTTGTGATGCCTTCTGAGGATATTCTCCAAGCGTGCAATGAGCCTGTGGATCGTATATTAAGCTTGCGATCTACACCTGGAGTAAATATCATAGGTAGCTTCCAAGACACTTCACCACCTGGCAATTTCTGAGAGCCGAACTGTATAGATACAGGGCTGGTGCCACGTATCTTAGGATACACCTCTCTTATAGTTGTAACCTGCTGAAGGCCATCTAATGGGAAATCAGTTCTCTCTAACACAGTTTCTCTAGTCCCAGAGGTTATTCCAGATGTAGGCTCAAGTATCTTCAAGGCACTGTTAGAGTTTATTACACAGATTGGAGAGTCTGCGAACTGAGTCTGCAAAGTGTAAGTGTAAGGTGTACCACCAGGGTCTAAAGTTCCATCAGGCAATGTTGTTGTAGTCCCAAACCCTGAACTCCCACTGCTCCACGTGCCGGATTGAGCTTTCCACGAACCAGCCCAATTCTCCCAAGTAGGAGCTGAGCCTGCGGGGCCAGCCACCCCTCCACCCACACCACCAAGCCCATCACTACCTAATCCAGCTGGCCCATTAGGGCCTGAGTACAGTATCCCAAATGCCGCAAACGCGCAGTTAGGCAAGTCGCGTATGGCCCAAGACTCATCACTCCAATTGAATACATATGCTAGGGATGGGTAATCCGTCCCACCAGTAGGTATGCAGAACCATATTTCATTAGCATTAACATTGTGCATCACAAAGCACTGTCTAAATCTGGTCATATCCAGAGCATCTAAAAACGTCCTTTTTATAGACCCATGAATGATAGAGACTATCGTTGTGCCGTCAGTCTTCATCACATCACTTGCAGAAATAAAGTAGTGCCAGCCGTTAGCTTCAACTACGCAGTTTGTATTGAGAAGTCCTATGACGTTGGATAGCTCTCTGCGACGCCATATGAACTCCCCGCCAGTATAGTCAAGAACATCTATCGCATTGCGAGAGTATATAATGAAGGAGTCTCTGAGAGTCAACCCATCAACTATGTCTCCACCATCTCCGCCTAGTGATGCTACCCCTGCTAGGCCAGCTGTATCTGTCTCATCCCAAGTATATGGCAGACCGTTGATGTCCGCAGCTGTTGACCATCTATATGTATCAGGTTGCTCTGTAACTCCAGATATATTTAAGGCAAATAGGAAGTTCTTATGTGCCCTGATAACTCTAGCAGACACACCTTTCACAGCCCAAGTATCTACTGCATCCCACATTAGTGGCTGCATAACTTGGCCAGGGGATGCTGGAGACCAGTATTCTGGTACAGATTGAGGATTGTTGATTATTGGAATTCCACCTAGAACACAACCTGTCCATAATAGCTCATCATTAGCACCTAGCCCTGTGTACCCTGCAACAGAGGATATATCTGTGAAGGTAAGGCCGTCAAAACTTTCAACTTTAGTGCGGCCTGCCACTATCCAATAGTTTTGGCTATTAGCCCCTGCAGCTAACAAGAACCCAGCATTAAAGCCTGCAGTTGGGGAAGCCCAATCAGCATACCCACCTGTAGAGTATATTGAGTTGAGAGAGATTTTGAAGTTGAAGGCATACGTCAAAAACTCCGCTGGTAAGTCCCATGGAGCAATATCTGTGTTTAGACCCTTAGTCCCAATATTACTTATGCTCAATCGCTCTGTCATTTGCATGGTCTCTTACAAGTCTTATGGCTGCATCTTGTCGCTTAACTGTCTCATTGCGCAAGCTCTCTATAGCCGCAGATGTGCTTCGCCCTGTGGCAGACATCTCAACCATCAATAAAGGTTGCCAAGCTATTGCACAATTCCATTCATCGTGCCGCTTTCCTGACTGATCTACACCGGCCATTTTTACATGCCAGGCACACCTGTGAAGCTTTCCATCCTTAGCCTCTACACACTTATGCCCAAGAGGGCAGCTGACAACTTCCTTGATATCCATTAGTCTTTGACTCCTATTATTGAGTTTATATATAGAGGTGCAAATGTAAGGTTCCCAGCACCTGTGTCACCGTGTTCGTGAGGCTGGCCTGCACCAGAAGATGCTACACTTGATGAACTAGACAATGGGCCTGACCCATTACCCACAGAAAGCAGTTTGTCTGGAGTGTTACCAACTACAGAATTAGTGTCTGCGCAAGTAGACAACATGTGTGTATGTGAAGGCATCTCTGCCTCTGTAAGGGCATGGCCAGAGGTCGTATGTGTGTGGGACAGGTCAGTCGTGAATGGAGAATCCGTTCCGCCTGTGCCGCCGCCTACACCTGCAACAATACGAAGGGTGTAATCATTGTAGGTGACATCCTGTGTCCAGCCCACTGGTGCTGCAGCCTGAAAAAAGATCATCCTAGTTCCAGCTGGCGCGTTTAGAGCCCCACCAATAGCTGTAGCTGAAGCGGTCAGTGCATCAAGTGCGGCTTGAATATTCGCTGCAACCCCATCCAAAAAGTTTATTTCCGCCTCTGTGGCTGTAATAGGAGTAGCAAATCCTAACCCGTCAGCACCTGGAAACTGGGATTGGAGAACAGATTTGATGAGCCTTATATGCGCATCACCCTGATTGGTCAAATCACCTGGGAGTGGCCAGTTGCTCGTTAATTCAGATATGGTTGTAGCTGTTTCTACTGACATGATAACCTCTTAGAATCCTGTGGCAGCATATAGAGTTGCGACTTCAGCTGGAGTTAACGCTCTGGCCCATACGGCGACATCAGATATGTTAGATGTTGTCCATGGAAAGCCAACCTCTCCCCCAACTAATATGGTCGCATTTGTGTACCCAGTAAATGACGCGCTGCTGCTTGTACTTGTCCTCACCCCATTTAGGTATACATTGACACCTTCAGCTGCGCTATTTGTTACAACTATATGATTTGGCACCCCTAGAAGGATAGGTGTGGCAGACGTAACACTTATAGTGGTACCTGTAAAAACACTAAACCCAACATGGCCTGTGCTAGGGCTTATATTGAGCCTCTTATCTCTACTTCCCCCAGTTTGGCCATCCCTGGTGACCATTATTGTATCACCCAACTCATAATATTCTTCACCTTGAATTACTAGTGCATAAGACACACTCCCCTGATTGTAGAGAGAATTATTCGTAGCATACATTTGGTTATCAGATTGGTCCCCGTCAAAGAATACACTAGGCCGCCCATCTATCATGGATGGGGCTTGATTAAGCAATGGACCGCCATCATACGTACCATTTTGAGCACCCATTACATCCACAGCTGTAAGGCCTGAAGTTTCATTAAATAGCCAATAAGACGTTGGTGCCAGGGCTACAACAGCGTCATAGTAAGGGGTTTGAGGGGCTCCGTTTGTGCACCGTGCCAATATAGTATTAAGGTATAAGGGTGTGAAGTCACTTGTAGTCCCAAGAGTGTACCCATGCGTGTGGGGGTCATTTGAGCCTGTTACACCAATTGCGTATGCTGAGTTAATAGGCCCAGCGCCATTGCCTACAGATATACGTTTGTCTAGAGTGTTACCAACTACGGAATTAGTGTCTGCACAAGTATGTATTAAGTGTGTGTGTGGTGCTAGGTAAAATAACGATAGTGTAAAGCTGGAAGTTGTGTGTGTATGATCCCAGTTAAATGAGAAAGGGGAATCTGTTCCTCCAGCGGCTCCGCCAGCGGTGTTCACAATCCGTACCATGTAGTCATCATATGTGGTTATCTGCTCCCAACCTGTCGGCGCGGCAGCCTGGTTGAATAAGCATACAGTTCCATATGGGGCAGGCACGGAGTCTTGAACATCGGCAAATGCCAACTCTATTGCTACATATTGATCAACTAGATTTGATGTAAGACCACTAAGGAAATTGATCTCTTCCTCAGTTGCAGTTATTGGTATTTCAAATCCTTGCCCTGCGATCCCTGGGAACTGCGTAGCTAAAACATTCTTGATGCTACGGATGTGGTCATCACCTTGAGTATACACATCTGTAGCTTCAGGGTACAATGGATTGAGATCATCTAGTGTTTGTGGGGCAGTTTCTAATGGCATCATTGGCACCTAATAGTTAGGGGTGTACCTGACCATCTGATTCGATCATCGTCACTCTGGATGGCATTGACAGCATCTATAAATCTTACATCCCATAAAGCTTTTGCCTCAGCATCTTTGACAAAAGAACTAATTTCCACCAGCAATCCAAAAGTATAAACATCTGGATGTGAGGCAGATAGCCAGTTAGTTGTAGCAAGAGAGGTCAGTGGAACAAGCTTTTGGTAGTATACTATTTCAATAATCTTACCACTATCGTGGGTAGGTGAAATTTGCAACTTGTTTGCAACCAAGGTATAGTAATGGCCTGATAGGCCATTACTATATACAATGTTCATTTGATCAGGGGTCAGATATTGCATTGTGACCCTAATATCAGAAGTCGCTGTATCCCTGAATTCAATATCTCTTAAACCTGCGAAGTCTGTAGGCAAAGAATAATACTCTTGATCTAAGACTGTAGCAATAGTTGTACGTGATGACATGTCTCTGGTTTTAAGAACTCGGTTGACTCTAGCCTCTACAATCTTAAGAAAAGAATCAATTTTAGACGTAACCTCAGTATCACTCCTATCTGCGTAGGCTAATGCTAAGTTGCTAATTTCACTGTAGTTCATGTTCACCTCTACAATCAAGTATAAAAGTTTGGAGCCTTATCCTTTGTACCAATATTTGTGCTTTGGTAATGGATGTCTATTGTCTGTATAAACAGATTGCCTCCAGTTACAGTAGGGACTCCTGTTGTCTTCAACCTAACTAGAATCACTCCATCAGGCTCTATATCATCTGTATCTATATGTGCTACTGATCCCCCAGATATTGATACCTGATTCTCTGTAATATTATGAGAATACCGAGGGGCATTTGTGATATTTAAAGCTGATCTAGTAATTATGTTTGTTACTTCCGCTGGGAAGGTTGCTTGTTGGTGGCCTTTGGCATATGTAACATAATTAGTGAATTCAACTGATCCACTTATATTAGTACCATTGTGACTCCAGTGTACGTGAAGGTGAATATCTGTCCCAGGAGCATAATCATGAGGTAAGTGATATACCATATCAATTACGTCATTATTGCCAAATATCCAACCGTTAATATTGTCTCGGAAAGTGCTAAATGTTGGGGTGCCTGGTCCAGATGTCTTTGCAATTATCGTACCTATTATATCACGCCATGGGTAGGTTGGAGCATCTCTATCAATCTTAAGCCCTGCTCCAGATTCCTTTGGGAGTACAATGCCTGTATCAGTTATATTGGCGACAGTCCTCCAAACAGCCGCACCAACAAGATTATCTATTAATATCCATGCTTCGTCTGTATCTCTACGAATCCAGACAGTGCCTTCCTCATAAGCTGTAGAGTCATCATTCACTGTAGGGGATGTAGATTCAGAATTATGGATATGGCTATACAGGACTGTAGTGTTTCCCTGTATCTTAGCCATAGCTACACGAAGGGTGTCACCATCTCCAGTGTCATTGCCTGTTCCTAAATTAAGGTTCTGCTGAGACATACCATCCTCCTATACAGACACTTTGTCTATTGTTATAATTGTTGAATCTATAGTCGTTGTAGTTTTGTCTATAGAGAACCTGCCAGACAAATCTCTTTCAACAAATATTGCCGCACCTTTTGATTTAGATAGACCCGTGATCCCTTTGTGTCTTGAGAGGAATGTACTTGACAATCCTCTTATTCTCATCATCATCAACTCTTTCTTATCCATCATCAATCCAGCTATATAGTATTACCTACAGACTTAGACTTGCCTGCAACACCCTTGTGTTTCAGAATGAATGACCCAGATAGACCTTTTGTTCTCATTAGCATCAACGGAACCATCTTCACCTTCACCTTCTTTGTTTTTGTAGCCATGATATCTATCCTCGGACTAGACAAGCCTTTCCTTCAGCAGACTGAAGAAACCGATTCATCTCAAGACCTGCAAACTTCTGATCCTTTGAGTTAAGGAAAAAGCCATCACGGATAGCTTTCTCATACACTATGAATGGGATACTTGCAACTTGCCTACCCCACGTCCCACCTGATTGGGCATCACCAAGATCGCGAATAACACCTGAGTTCTTGCGAAGCTCTGAATTCCTATCAAGTATAATGCTCTCAGTAGGTTGTGTAGTCTTGTGAGTCAGCTCACCTGTTGGCTCATGATATATAAATTCAGACTTGATGATGTCTTCCATGTTAGACCTCTTTTGCTTTCTCTAAGAACTTTCCATAAGCAGAAAGCTCCGCAAATGTAACCTTCCCAAACTCGCCTGGCTGAATAGCACCTTTCGCAGCATAAATAATTCGCTTTGATGTATTCTTTACATTTAACAAATCACCAGACTTTGGCTGTTTTATTACTGTATCTCCATCAGTTGGAGCGGGCTTTACAACCTTCTTGACATCTGTCATATCAATTCCTCAATTAACCAACTTTAAAACCCCATAGCAACTGTGCTATGGGGGTGATGACAAGCTAAATTAGCTAGCTGTTACATCAAGAGCTACACCGATGTTGCCGATGATCCCATGGGCCTTCTCAGTATTTACAATCAAAGACCAGTCAACACTCATCTGACGATTTTCCGCTAGACCAGTCTTAGCTAATGTATCAGTCTGGTACCCTTTCAGGTAGCACAAAGACAGATACTCTGGGTCCAAGATGAACACGTCAGCAGCTGTAGTCGTTGCTGTATAGGTCTGTTGCAAACGGTTTGGAACCATTGTCAACGTTCCAAAGTCAGTAACAAATACATTCACTGATCCAAGTGCAGCAGCTGCTTCACGGCTCTTGCCCTGGTCTGACATCAGAGTTGCAACTCGCGCAGAAGAGGTGAACAGATACTCAGACAGCTTGCGAATAATTGCAGGCACTGTCATTAGCTTTGTAGGGTCACCACCTTGCGAATATACAGACTCAACCGCATCGCGGATGTTTTCTTCTGTAAGAGCTACTGCTGCAGCATCAGGAGTTCTCGCAACAGTCAAACCTGTAGACAAGTTAAATCCACCGGCTGTTCCATTGATGCTAGTAGTCTCAAGCCACGATGGGAGGCCACCAACTTTACCAGCAACAGTGTTTCCATCATCAGCTACAGATGCCTGGTTCAACAGGGCAATAGCCTCCACGTCACGGCGCAGCTCTTGCTGGCGTCTCATCAACTGATATGAAAGTTCTTTAGTGCGGCCAATAGTATCAGACGCATCTGAACGGTATGAAACCCTAACCACTTTATCAGAGATCTGATGATGGTTACCAACACGGCTACCAGTAGCTGTGTCATTCCCAGAAGCATCACTACCATCAACAATAGCGTTAGTGACATCTGGAGTAGCCAGTTCATCAGTTGTCCACTCCTTGTACTCATTCTTGGAAGTAGTTGAACCAATCATATCAGTGAATGGCAATGGGATCTTTGAGATATCCCAGATTTTGTCCATTACATCTTCGCGGATAAGTCCACCACGTGTTACTGCTTTAAGGTTTGCACTATCTAAATTCGCTGTACTCATTTTAAATCCCACCTGTCAAAAGTTCGGCTATTGCATCTGACTGAGCAACACGTTTGTTTTGCCCAGAAGCAGATTTAGCAGCCCTGGTTAATTTGTCTAATTTTGAAGCAGCCTTCTGCTTCTTCCCAACACTCTTCTGGAACTTAGGAACTGGCTTAACAACCTTTTTAGCAGCGACTTTTACACCTTCCCTAAACTTTTTAGCATCTTTTACAAGCTCTATCAGCCTTGCGTCAATTACATTAGCAAAATCGTCGTTGCTGAACCCATACTGTTGTCCGAGAAAGGATTTAATTGAAGACATATCCTTTTCAAATACATCAGGGTTATTCCAGCTAGGATTATTCTGCAACATAACATTCCGCTGATGTTGAAGAAAGGTTTGCCTATCTTCTATCATCTTTCTGTTATTGCCTTGCTCTACGCCATCACGCTCTTGTCGTATTGCTTCTTGAGCATCTTGTAACTCACTGGCTTTTGATGCGTAGTCCTGACGTGCTGCTGCGTATTCAGCAGGGTTCTCGACTCGCAATCTATTCCAGTCAATTCCTTCAAACTCAGATACTAATTTGCTGCTTAGGTAATTTGTAATTACATCGATGTTCTCAAGCTTGCTTTTGTAGTCCTTTGCTACCATTTGTGCTTGGGCATCAAATGCCTTTTTCTCTTCGGCAAAAGCTTGCGACCGTTGAGTCAAAGACTTGTTGATTTGATAACCAGCTATGAGATCATTCATCTTGACAGTAGATGTTTTGCCATCAATCTTTACGTTGATTCCAGTAACATTCCCTTCATCATCATAACTAAGCTGACCTTCATCTACACCAAGGGCTTTCTCCCAAGTGGCATCATCTTCCTCTTCATCAGACTCACTATCAGACTCTTCATCGGTGGATTCTTCGGATTGAGCTTCCTCTTCCTCTGAATCTGCTTCAGACTCTTGTTCGTCTACTTCTTCTGCCTCTACTTCAGCAGGCTCATCTTCACCCATCAATAGATTGGCGATTTCATCAGAAGCCTCAAGGCCAGATCGGGTGCTTGCTTCTTCTTGTTTAATTCCCATATTATACATCCTCTAATGACTGAGAAGCCAACTTCCCAGTCTCAATTACAGTCATGATCTCTGTTTCCAGGTCATCAATAACAGTGATTAGACGCTTTGTTTCAAGAAGCGCCTCAGTATTAGCGATGCTAATGTTACAAAAGTTATCAAACAAGATCTTGCGCTTTGAAGCTATGAATGGCGCTATAA